TGCATCGCCTGTATAGTCGTCACCTTCGATTTGTGCGTTAGCAGCAGCATCAGCTAATGAGTCTGTCTGCCATTCGTAAAGTGTGTTTGTCGCTGTACCTTTTGCTGCGTTGCTCATAAAAGGAGTTTCAGTCGGTGAAATATTGTAAATTACATCAGCTAAATCTTCTCTTATAGAATTCGCACCATCATAGGTATCAAAAGTATTGGTTGGTTGTGCCATTACTTATTCCTTTCTATATATTGTTATTATTGAGAATACAACTCTTGTAGAACAGAAACTGCATCATTTACTTTTCCTGATCTTTTCAGAGTTGCTTTTTTAGATTTAATACGCTTTGCAACTTCACTATCATCTAGAATCTTAGGACTCGATGAACTCACGACCTTAGAAACTTTAGTAACTTTTTTATTTTTTAGGTTAGCATTTTTTTTCATTTTATCATAACGATAAGCATTTGCTAACATTACCACAGCTCTATGATCGACTAACATTGATATCTCTTGATCTGTATAACCTATTGATTTTGCATACTCAGTAAGATTTTTTATAAACTGAGGAGCTTTCTCTTTATCTTTGTAAATAGGTAACTTTTCAGCAAGAAGTTTTCTTTCATTCTCTAAGTATTGAGAATATACCTTCTCGCTTTCAACTTGTTTTTCTTTTAAAATACGATCTTGTTCTTGTTTGGCTGACATTTCCAATTCTTTTTTACGATCTTGTGCAGCTTTCTGTTTTACATATTCTGCCGGATCTTCTTGGTAAAGTCTATCCATATCAATACTAGGTTGCATCGATTTAAGTTGTTCAGACAATACTTGTAATTGTTTTTCGTATTGATCTCTTTTGATTTTAGCCTCCTCGTTTTGCCTTGTATATTCATTTTTAAGTTCGTCTATACTTTTTCTATCTTGCGATAGCTTTTCGGTTTTACGAGTATAATCACTTTGTCGAGAATATCCCTTTTTGAGTTCATCAAGGGTGACTTCTACATCTTGACCATTAACAGTTAATGTAAAAAGTTCCTGATTAGTGTCGGAAGGTGTTTCATCTTCAATTTGATCTATTAGTTCTTCATCTCCAAAAGTATCTTCGATATTCGTTTCTGAGTCGCTTACCTCTTTTGTTGATTCATCACTTGCAGATTCTTGAGTCTCAGAGGCTTCTGGTGTGAGTAAGGTTTTCAAGACTTCTGCTGCCTCTCCTGTGTTTAGAGGCTTGGGCGTTGGTGCAACAGATTCACTTGGATTTTCTGTTGCAGAATCCATTACTGGTTGTTCTGCCATTTATTTCTCCTATTTTTTTATGATTTTGCCAGTCTCCATGACTGATTTTATTTGCATCACAACAAGTTCTAACATTCTTCTCATAATAAAGATGTTTTCCCTTTGTTCTGAACTTTTTACATCGCTGTTTAGCCATTCATTAGCTAGGTCGGATCGAATTGTGTTTACTGCTTCTATAAATATTGCATCTTCAAGTATGTGTTTTGCTTGTTGGCTTCTTTTTTGTTCGTTATCTACCACGAGTGTAACCCATTCCTTTAAATGCAGCAGAGTTTATTTGTTTCTGTGGTGAAACAAATGCTCTTTTTCTTTCAAACATTTTTTCACTTTCACTTTTTTGTCTATTTGGATCTGGTGGACTGTAAGAAACTATATTAGATGCACCAAAATTTGATTGAAATGGATTTATATTTACATTGGCGTTATTGTCTCTATATACATCTCTGCCAATAAAATCTGCTTTATCACCTCTAGTCGTAACATCTGCCATCGCTTGTGCTTGTTCTGGTGTTTTTCCTAATGTATTTTGTGCAAAATCCATCATATTATCTTTTGCTAATTGATTTTCAAACGCTTGATTTGCTTGTGCTAATGCAAGGTTTCCACCTTTAGCAAATGTCAAAGTGCCATCAGAAGCTCTATCTAAAATTCCAGAATCAACTAAAGTGTTCACATCTCTAAATGTAGAAAATTGTCCAAAAGGAGTAAATCTTCTAAAAAATCCACTAACACCAGATCCATAAGGATCTATTTCACCTGATCCAAAATAAGATTTTACATCATCTGCTGTGCTACCACCTAAACCAAGATTCATAAAGGCATTTTGTTCAGGACTAAACACACTACCTACACCTTGAAATACTGGTTCAGGTGTATTGTTGTCTCCATCACCTTGTGTTTCCATTTCAGGTAGAACACAAGCCTGTAAGACAGGATCATAAACTCTGCCCTCTCCGGGATAAAGTTCATCACAATTTGGAATATTGGTATCTGGTGTATCAGGTGTTGGCTGTGCAGCCGGTGGTATAAATGCAGTTGACTCAACTATGTAAGGATTAACACTTGGTGATGGAAATGGTTGATTAAATCCACCTGATCCTAAGTAATCATTAATAATTGACTGTGCTTGTGTGCCTTGAAGAAAGGGTGTAAATGCCATTAATTTATTCCTTGTTGTATAATTTTAGTTGCTAATTTTTCTTTTTGTATATTTTTATCTTCAGCCTTGTCAAGAACTTGCGTAGCTAATTTTTGTTGTTCAAGATCAAGTTTTTGAGCTGCAATAGTTTCATCAACTTGTTGCTTTCGTGCTTTAAGTTGTAATTCTGCCTGATCTTTTGCAGCTTCTCTTTGTAGATTTGCTTGTGCAAGAGCTACTGTAGGATCTGGCCTTCTTTGTCCTTGTGGTCTTGGTGGCATTGATTGTGGGTTGTTAAAAAATTGACTTGCATCTTTGTAACCAGCATTTTCTAAATACTTCTCCAAAGTATTATAGATTTTTTGTGGATCTACAATACCCATTCCACCAGATGCGATAAGTTTTTCTTGTACTGCAAGAACTCTACCAAGCACTTCTAATCGTTGATCTTGAGATCCTGTACCAAGTCCAACTTGAACAGTTGCATTATATTTGTCATGCCAATCTCTAGGATTCATTGGTACAAATTTATTTCTTAATTTTATAATTCTTTCTTGATCTTGATACTTACAAGTTAGTTGTAAGATACCTTGAAACATTCTTTTTACACCTTCACTAAAGTTTCTAGCATACAGTTCTATTCTCTGTGTAGATGCGTTCATCATTACATTTGCACTTGTAGCAGTAGTGTGTGATTTGTTTATGACATCACTATCTAAACCCATTTGTACTTTTGATACACCTGACCTAGACTCTCTAATCATGTCAACCTTGTCCATCATCGCTAATCCTTCTTGCATAAAGTTTGGAGAAGCTAAAGGGGTAACTGCACCAGCAGATTTTGCTCTGACAATACCCCCAGCTCTTGATGTAAGGAGGTCATCAATATTCACTTGCCCATCTACTACTACAGTTCTGGCATTGTTTTGTAGATAAGCATTATTTAAAGTTTGTCTTAAAAGTGTTGTTTTAATCTCTTGAACATCACCTATCAAATCGTAAATAGACAAACCATAAAATCTATGAGGCATTGGTATAGCTGTTACCATCGCAAATGGTATTTGCTCAATGGGTTCGTTTTCAAGTATATGATATGCGTTAGCACCAGTACCACCTACTACTATGTGTCTTAGTTCTGCTATACCATCGTTGTCATAGTCACACTTCATGTAACAATCAACAACTGCAACCCTTGTTAATAAGGGATCTATGTTCTGATACTCTTGAGGCATAGTTTCGTCATCATGTGATCTTCTTGTAACAGCCTCTGTATTGTAAATTTCTTCGTCAGCAACTGGTAATTCATTGACAATCTTCTTGTCAAAACCCATGCTTATCAATTCTGATCTAGTTTTAAAAACTCTTTGTCCAATAAAATTACAATCTTCTAAACTTGTAGCAGTTTTTGTTACTAATAAACTCTCAGGTGCAACATTTTCTACACAAACTCGACCATATTCTTTTATTCTTTTAACAGTAACATTGTAAGTTGTTTCTAGATCGTCAACATTACTAATATCTACTTCTTCTTCGTTATCGTTTACACTTACAATTTCAACTTCGGTATCAGCAAGTAATGCTTGATACTCTGATATAGTTAAATTTTCATAAGACTCTTGTTTTTGCTCTTTATCTGTTTTCCAATAGTATTTTACAAAGCCATTTTTAGAAATAAGGGCATCTTTGAACATAGTATGTAGGATTTGGTAGCCATTATTGTCTTTGTTAAAAATATGATTGATATAATCTGATGCTTGTTCAGCATATTGCACATCTTCTGGACTTGTTGGCTCAAATTTTACAATACTTTCGCCTTGTGTGAATATTCTCATCATACTTGGTAGTATGCTCTC